CATTAAGTTTGCAGTCAACATGGCTGTGCATTCCATGTGCTGATCAAACTTTGTGGTCATCAACAGTTTATTAAAGTCCCCACAAAAAGTTGCGTCAAAACTACTGGCTGGATAACCAGTTAGTTGTTGCATAATCTGTGGGGTAATGATGTTACCACTGGGATTAGCTGGACCAGCACGATATAAATCAGCAAACTCATCAAGAGTTTTATCTGAAAGCTGTGTTTCTAACCAATTCCAAGCCGCTAGTTGATGCGACTCTTCCTTGTAGTACTTAGCTGCTTTGCTTAGATTAATTGTCATTACCAGGGGACTCCAGGAGTGCTGGAAGAAACTTGTTCTAACTGGAGTGTGACTTGTTTTTCAATGTCAGCGACTGCAAGAGGTGTCCAATAATCAACACTTTGTCGAGTAATAGCAGGCACCTCATCATCTTCACTGGTTTCTTCTTGTGCAAGAAGTTCAGCTTCTTGTTCCATCTCCCACTTTTTCTCCTTTCCAAGAGCTTCTTTTACCCATTCAATGGCTAGCTCTTGTGTTATTTCTGCATAAGGAACGGTTTTTTCACCGACCAAACTAACGATGCCATTGTATTCAGCCAATCGACCATCCTTTTCTCCTAAAATACGATAAAAGACAGTACAGACTTTATCGTCCTCAGTCTTCCTTTTCATTTCCAGGATTTCCCAGGTAACATTCACAGACATAGCACGTACCAGATTAGTTTAATTCTAACTTAGAAAGACGATCTTCTAGATCTTCAATTCTAACTAATGCTTGTTTTAAAGCAGAGTGGTAATGAGCGGTTACTTTAGTATTATTGTAACTTCTAATCGGACCAACTTCATCTTTTTTGCCAGTATCAACTATTAAGCTGGAGTCAATAGGCTCAATCTCGTCAACAATATAACCTTGTAATTTTTGATCAGGTGTTTCCAGATAGTTGTATTCACGAATTTGCAATCCTTTAACAACGTCCCAAGATGTAGAAGAATCAAACTCAACAATGTTGTCTTTTAATCGACGCTCAGAACTAATTGGTTGAACAGTTGTATTTGAAGCATAAATATTACCCAAGAAAGAAACTTCAAACGTTGAAGCAGCGCTGTTGTTTCTGACTTTTAAAGTCCTGTTTGTATGTGTAGCTTGAGTAGTGCTTATCGCAGTAACAATTGATGCATTAGTTGCATTAGTACTTTGAACGTGTAAACCACCTTGAGGATTGTTCTGTCCGATGCCAACAATACCACCGAAATAATTTAGGGCTGTCCCATCTGCATATATGTTGTAATTACTTCCTGCTAAGTTTGCTGGGAAATTAGCACGGAAGCCATAGTTAGACTCTCCTCTTGTTGAACGGCTATCAGCAAAGAAACATGTTTCATTACCTAATTCTCTTGTGGGAGGAAGGGTATTAGCACCTCGTGCACGGTAATGATAAAGTGTACCACCACTAATAACTGTTCCACTTGGTGAAAGACCTGATTCGTAAGTGGCGCCAATGGTGTCAAATAGAATAGTAATACCAGAGGCATCTTTATGAATAACGGGCCTATTTAACAAAATAGAAGGACTTACTGAATCTGAATTTGGGAACAAAGCCATAGTTCCACCTAAATCTGGGGGGAACGACACATAACCATCAGTACCATTAACAAATACCCTGGTCGAGCCAGCTGTCATTAGCCTTAAAGGCAGTGGAGATTGACTTTGCTGTGCGCGACTTGAACCAACGAAAGGTGAATTACCATTGGGGCCAGCGCCAATAACAATTCCACCAAAGTTATTACTTGAAGTTGAACCATAACCCAGATAAGCAACTGTGTTTTCATAGCCGCTTAATGTTCCACTAGCACCTGTAGTTGTTGATCCAATGGAAAGAGAAACACGTGGAGTTGAGGTCCCGATGCCTAATCTTCCATTCATGAAGTTTGGTGCAGATCCAGCTGAATACAGGTTCCATACATTGTCATCACCTGTATCAGCTATGTTAAGGAAAGTAGCAAACGTATCATAAATACCACTTACCACAGAAGCAGCAGCATAAGTACCTGCACAGTGATAACCAATTGTCCTACCTGGATAACCACCACTAACGACAGTACCTGCTAAAGCATCATAGGCATAAATATTCTGCATACCGCTGGGTCTTAGATCACCAGTCTGTGTTGCGGTATAAACAAACTGATTACCAACTACAGTGGTACAACCAGATCTAATATCGCTATATAGACGTACACCATAAGACGTAGTATTTGTGTAACTTCTTCTAATTGCAAAGTTATCTGCATTTGATATAGCTGTAGAGCCAGATTGAAACAGGCACATTGAACCTTCCGCGTTAAGCCGAAGGCGTTCTACCATTGGATCATCAATAGTTCCTGATGATCCTGAAGGGAAAGCAATACGGAATCTTAAAGCATTATCTCCAACAATTTCAGAATCAATTTGACCAGAACTTCTATCTTCAAAACGAAGTGCAGGACGGAACGAATTAATTACAATCTCTGGTGTATCGTTAGCTGCTGACTCGTCTCTAACAACTAATTTTGTTGACGGCGTTACATCATTAATACCAACATGTCCTTGATGATCAATTGTTAATGCTTCAAAAAGATTGCTATTGGTGTTTGTGGAAGGATGTGTAAAGAATGACAGGCCACACTGATCACTGTCAGTAGTGTGCTGTTTAGTTATAATTTCAGCTACTTTTCTATTCCTTGTTCCATCATGCCTACTAAAGCCAACAGACGCACCAAATGAACCTGAAGCTCCCCCGCTTCCCCCTATGAGGAAGAGACTGGAGTCCATCGTGGTGTCATAGAGTGCTTTAGTAGTACCTGAGTCGTTGACAGTGAGCTTACATTCAGGAGCTGTTATGTTAATACCAACGCAACCTGAGGTTCCCGAGGCTGGAGTGTTGCCTAAAATTGTGAGTTTTTCGTTTGCTGCGTTAACACCACCTGCTCTAATACCAATACGACCAGCGTCAATACCAGATCCTGAAGGAATTAAACCAAGAACTTCACCAAAAGCACCTGAAGGACAACCAAAAATATATCCAGGAGAAAGTGTTCCTACACCACTCGTTCTTATGTCTGTAATTGCAAGCCTAGGTGCAGTTTCACCCTCCGCAAAAGAAAAAACTTGCACTGACGGAGTGGCATTACTCATCCGTGGGTCAGTGCCATTAAGGCACAAACGACCTGATGATGTAAAGTAAAATGCTTGATAGTTGTTGTCCTCTCCTACAAAACCTTGAATAAAACCACTAGCATTGTTATTGCTAGACGGATCAGACTCTCTGCTGATATTTAGTCTTGTTCTACCGCTAGGCTGACCAAAATTACTATTTGTCGCTCCTGTACTGGTGTAAAAATTATCCGCAAAAAGATCACCTGACGTCTCAATATTACCGGTAACTAATAAACCGCTTGTGGTGAGAAGACCGGTTACATTTAAATCACCAGATACAGTAGCGTCATCTTGAACAACTAATGAACTAGTCTGTATACCAGAACCAACAGTCAGATTACCTGTAATCGTCGCATCATTACCAACAACCAGCCCGCTGACATCTGCTAAACCACCAACATTTAAGCCGCTATTAGCAGTTATATTGTTCGCTTCAATATCACCTGTAACAATGATGCCTGTACGAGAAATCGTTGCCAGGCTGCTGACCGTAATTGACTGATCAGTCTCTGAACCACCAGTACCGCTGGTGTAAGTGATAACATCAACTTTGACAGTTCCGTACTGCTGAGCCATTTAATTAACGCCTACCATATAAAGTATTCTACAACCTTTTACTTAAGGAAGAATAACCAAAGGCCCTTTTACAACAAGTCCTGTACCGCTTACAGCGACACCACTAATATTGGTGGTATTGAACACACCCCCACTCGCCAGGCCACTCACAACCAGGTTTGTGATTTGTGCTTCAGTACCGGAAGACACGCCTGTAACCGTGACTGAAGAAGCCGTTAGAGCCACAAAGTCACCCGTTGTAAAAGTGCTCGTACCCCCGGTGATACTGGTAACTCCGAAATTAGTTGCAAATCCTGTAGTGAAAGTGCCCGTCGCAGCCTGAAGATCTGTAAATAAACCCGAAGTACCCGTGATGGTTATTCCGCTGATCGTTTCGCCCGTGACAGTGGTGAACGAGAAGGTACCTCCGGTCAGGCTTGTAAAAGTGCCCGTGGTACCAATGACTGTTAATCCAGAGACTTCCGTGGTGAACGTACCACTTACACCTGTTACGGAAGCAAAGTCTCCCGTCGTCGCCTGCACAGTGGTGCCGGTAATAGTGCCTCCACTGATTGTCGTTCCTGTTAAGGATGTAAAGGTGCCAGTAGTACCAACGACTGTTAAGCCTGAAACAGTATCCGTAAAAGTACCTGATACAGCTTGTAAATTTGTAAATAGACCAGACGTTCCTGTGATGGTAACACCAGAAATAGTTCCGGTGCTTGCAAGGTCATTTACACTGACATCACCTGAAACACCTAACGTTCCTTCAATAGTGACGCCACTTGCGAATGTTGCTTCTCCAGATACACCTAGAATTCCGCTTAATGTTGTGCCGCTAACAACAGTGAAGTCACCACTGATAGTCTGGTCCCCAGAGAAAGATAGACCTTGAGCTTGAAGCAGTGTAAACGTGCCTCTGTCTGCAGTCAAACTTGAGGCAGTGATTTCAGTTCCGGTAACACTTGTAAAGAAAGCTGACGTTCCGGATATAACATCACCGGTTATTACCGCACCTGAAACATAATTAAATACACCAGTAGTAAATAAACCACTTTCACCAGTAACTGTTCCACCAGAAAGAGTATCTGCAAAGATACCAGAAGTCCCGCTTATTGTTTCAAACAGTCCCGTGGCCCCTGTGATAGTAGTGCCTGTTAAGGAAGTAAAGACGCCTGTTGCACCAGTGATGTTGGTGACGTTTATAGTATCGCCTGTGATGTTTGTTCCGGAAATATTAACAAACAAACCAGTCGTAAAGAGACCCGAGTCTCCAGTTACCGTGGCACCTGAAACACGTACGAAATCACCAGTACCAACAGTTAAGCCTGAGAAACTTCCAGCATCGCCCGTTATCGTGGCTCCAGATAAATTAGTAAAAACACCACTAACCCCTGTCAGATTAGTGAAGCGTCCAACCTCTCCTGTGACTACAGAACCTGATACGAATCCTGTTCCCTGAATGCCAGAAGCTGTTAGTAAACCTGATAGGGTCAAGTCACCAGTTACTTCGATCCCACTAACATCTAATGTGTTAGCTGTAAGCTGATCAAATGTACCTGAAGTACCAGAAATATTATCCCCTGTTATCGTACCGCCTGACAGATAAGGAAATCGTCCACTATCAGCAACAATATAAGTACCGGTAATGGTGTTACCTGTAATCGTACCTGTGACTGTCAGGTCATCAAAGCTGGCATCATCACCAGACAGTGTATCTATAGTTCCTACACTCGTTTCAAGTTGATTGAAAAAGGCAGCTTCACCTGTATAATTCAGACCACTAATGGTACCGCTCGTTGTAAGATCATTTTGTACAACAAGGCCTGAAACCAGAGTGGCACCAGTAACAGTGAGGTTATTTAAAAGTGTATTACCTGATACAGTTGCGTTTGCGTCAATAACGATGTCGCCTGTAAAAGTTGCCCCTGAGTTGGTCAGGAAAAATTGAGCGAGATACAGGCGGAACTCATCAAAAGTAAGTTTTTTATTACGCAGAGTCGGGTCTACTTCAAGGATTTTGACCATTGTCAAAAGGTCATCCCCTGAAATAGTTATGCCTGAGATGGCGGGCATCTCTGTTATTTTTCTATTAGCCACCCGAATTCTGCATATGACCTGTTACAATTATAGGTCTTTTATTTTTCCCTGATCTCAATTCGGGAAAAGATATCTGTAGTAAAATTCCAGGCGAATTGAACACCCGTAAGAATACCTACGGAAATGAGGAGAGTAAGTCCCATCTCAGCAATGGTCATGTTGCGGCGAACATAAACAACCCGAGGCTCAGGCATTGGAGCAGGTTGGTATTGCATCTGCGGCTGAGGAGGCATCGGAGGTTGTGCCAAGGGTCGCTGCATCTGTGGCTGTGGTTCACGACGAGCCTGCATCGCATCAGCAATGGCACGACGCCGAGCTTCTTCTTTTAAAGCTTCAAGATTTTCAGGACTAATAGGCGGCCTTTCATTGAATTCCGGCGGTTGACTTGCAGGAATTTGTCCTTCCATGGGTAGACATATTGTTTGCCCATAGCTTACCATTAGAAAAAATAAAAAGCGAGATGATTTCTATCGCTCAAGAATTAAAAAAGATTGCACGTGAGCTGAAGGGTATCAACTTGAGCCTTCAGGCAATGTGGCACAGCCGTTATAAGAATGAGGAAACACATGTAATGAATCCAGAAGCTTACGCAGATGAATACATCACTATTGAAGAAGCTAGTGCCAGGCTCAGTGTTCCAATGACGACCATACGTAACTGGATCGCAATTGGTCGACACAGAAAAAGAGGCTGGAAAGAAGGTATTCACTATGTAAACGTATGTATGGACGACAAAAAGCGAGGCATTCTTCGTGTCTGCTGGAACGCACTAGTTAAAGATATGGCTAAACATCCTCTAAATAATCATGCTTTTCGGGACGCCTGCCGTCCAAGCTATGTTGCAAACGAGAGAGAAGACGATTTAGCTGATCCAGATTTTAATCCTGCTCAATGAGTTATCGTTTTTATGGGGTAAGTATTGAGGATATAAACCTTGATAATTTCAGAGATAAGCTCCCCCTCTCCTTAGCAAATCAAATTGAGATATTCGTTCCTCCCGAGGGATCCTTTGATGATGTCTGTTTAAAACGCTACCTCAAAGTGTTAAAAAACTATGAAGACGAGGATGAGAACTCTCACATGACGTTGGCCAATAGGTTACGCGTAGCTTTTCGTGATCTACAACCAGCTACGATCTGCGGTAAATTCCCGACAGCAGAACTTCCTTTAAAGAGACGTCTTCGATGTGTGGCTGAATACCTTATTAGATCAGGAGAGTTCAGTAAACTCCGTGACGAAAATGGTAAACTTATTAAGCAAAAAGGAGCTTTAGGCAAGATGGTTGTGACATACAAACCTGAGCTTAAACTCCTTGATTCTTTACGTAAACAGGGGCTGCTGAAATGAATCGCAGAGAAAAGCTGCTATTAGGAATTCTTGGCAAAGATCCTAACGTTGAGAAAACCAAGATGCTAGACACGACTCTTAAGATCGTGCTCGCTGATATGGGAAAACAATATTGTAAATTCTGGGAAACTGAAGGGCCAGGAGTCATGTGTTTCCAACCAAACATGGATCGGACTGTGTTTTTCATGACTCTTGCAGAGCTGCATCGTGCTGAAGAAAGTTGCGAAGCAGAAAATAACGGTGATTTAGCTGAGTCATTTCGACGGATTCTTCAGGCTGCACAGAAGATTGATCCTTTAGAAAAAGCTGGTTACATTATTAATGACGAAGAAGGAATGCGTTACTTTGAAATTTGTTATAATTCCGTGGCTGGCAGTGGAGTTGAGGATGTAGTTGGATGAGACCAAGAGAACATAATGAAGATCTTGAAGTAATCACTAACTACGATTTAGTCTCTGCGGCACACGCATGTCTTGATGGCATTGATTTAGATGTCGCCAGTTCAAAAGTTGCACAAGAATTTGTTCAAGCTTCTAGTTATTACACACCTACGGATGATGGCTTGAATGCTCAAGAGTGGAGCGATAGTGTTTACCTATTTCCTCCAGGGGGTTCATATTTTTGGTGCAAAAAAACGCAGAGATGGAAGAAGACACGCTCAACGGCCATCACCCTGACATCTTCACACGCCGCTTGGTTTAGACGGCTTTACCGAGAATGGTATAAAGGAAATATTAAAGATGCAATATACATGACAAATCACCCAGACATGATACGTTTTGACCAACGTATGTTCGATTTTCCTATGTGTGTACTGCGAACTGCACCACGGTTGATTAAGAATACCAGCAAGGGTGTGGAGAAAGGCCATAAGACAGGAACGTGCATCATTGTCTACATGCCACCACATGGTTTAAATGATCAAAACATTCAAAGATTTATCGATATTTATTCTGAAAAGGGTCGCTGCATCTGTTAAGCTGTCTTATCGAGAGTTCCTGAATGGCCTTGCTAGCTGACTTCGAGATTCGGAATCTGGCCGAAAACAATAATATGATCGAGCCTTTTGAAGACAAAGTCGTCTCAGAGGTTAATGGTAAAAAAATTCTCAGCTATGGGTTGGGATCCTATGGATATGATATTCGCTTAAGCGATAAGCACTGCTTCCTTTTTGGTGGTGTTCAGTCCGGCGTATGTGATCCAAAAAATTTCGATGAAGACATTCTTAAGCCTCTGGATCTTGTAGAAGATGAGCGGGGGAAATATTATATTCTTCCGCCTTACGGATACTGTCTTGGTGTGGCTAAAGAGCGGTTAAAGCTGCCGCGTGACGTGACTGTAGTTGCAGTCGGAAAGTCTACTTATGCCCGTTCAGGAATCCTTGTAAACATCACTCCGGCTGAAGCAATGTGGGAAGGTTATCTCACATTGGAGATCAGTAACTGCACTGGTCTGTTTAATAAAATCTACGTCAATGAAGGGATTACACAGCTTCTCTTCTTGTCAGGCGAACCCTGTTCTGTGAGTTATCAAGATCGCAAAGGGAAGTACCAAAACCAACCGGCGGAAGTTGTATTTCCTAAAGTCTAATAAGAATAGAAAGTACCGAAGTAACCCTTCGGTTTTTTCGCATATGACTTACCACCTGCTCCGGGCTTGCCGTAGTTACGACCACGCAAGCTCGGCAGTTCTGTACCACCAAAAGGTGATCCATCCACGACAGGCTTACTGATCGATAAACGACCACCTAAGTTTGGTTCAGCAAAGCCTCGGCTAGCTCTGTACTTACCTGCAATGCGTTGGTTCGCTACTTCAGATTCAGCTTGTCTTTCACGAGTTTCAGCGGAAGATCGCTGTTGAAATGCTCCTTCAGACGTGTCAAGTGCAGCACGATCTTGATCGCTCAGAAAACGTCGATCAGGGCCGTAAACAGATCTAAAGTCTTTCATTCACAATACTTCTCCCTGTTAATATTGTAATAGAAGTAATCACGCGTTTTGTAAAATGCACGCCGTAGGAATGTCATTTTTAGACGGGTTTGTTGACGACAACCCTTACACACGCCGCTGCCTTTCTGATTGTGACTTTGGACAAGAATTAGGGATTCAACGTAAGGATATTCCGTTGTACAATCAGTATAACAACGGCCTGACAGCGTGCGAAGAAGGATACGAAAGGGAGCATCTACAGTTCGAGGGGAACGAACTTCCTGTGACGAACACACCAAGTGCACTGGCGGACCAGGCTGTGGCACGTTATCCGGGAAGTCAGCAGGCTCAAGCGAGGGGTCTGTTCATGGGCAAGGAGATGGCTCCTGTGATTCCGGGTCAAGCACCAGGTGCACGTCCGGGTCTGACGGGCTACATTCCGAGTGTCGAGGAGGGAATGGCCAAGGGGATGATGACAGGGATCGCGGGATCTCTGGCTCTCAGGGACAACCTGAACCCAGCGGAGGAGCAGGAACGGCAACGACGCGGCCAACCACGTGGATTTTTGATCCAATAATCGACGACGAACCCACTACTGAACAGAGCAACTCCATGGAATGTAAAGATGGCGTGTGCCCTGTACCTTGGGCAACAGAGATTACAGAGTCTCAAGCAGAGGCTGAACGTGTTGTTCAATTGACTGATGAGCAGGAAGAAGTTGAGTTTGAAGCTTTAACTGAGCGTCCCGTTTTAACAGACAATGTCAATCACCCTGCTCACTACACTGACGGCAGTATTGAATGTATTGAAGCAATCGAAGCGCAGCTAACGCCAGAAGAATATAGAGGATACTTGAAAGGAAACTGCGTGAAATACTTGTGGAGAGAAAAGCATAAAGGGGGTACCGAGTCTTTAGAGAAAGCTCAGTGGTACCTAAATCGTTTAGTTGTTTTAGATCAGTCATGCTGACGCCAATCGTCAGTCTTCTTTTTATTAAGCGTAAAGAGGATCGTCGTCATCTTCATCTTCAAACTCAGTGATGATCAACTCATTCAGCTCTAAATCACTAGGAATATCAAAGTTAATATCAATCTGCTCTTCAGCCATAAGAGACTTCACTGCGTTCCATTCCATCAAACGTTGGTGGTACAAGTTCAGTAACGCACATATCAACTCTTC